GCGCTCGTTCAGCTCGTGGTACGCGCTGCCCGTGTACCACTCGATCGCCTTGCGCTCTTGGTAGTCGACGATCTTGGCCCAGTCCTCGGCGTGGGCGACCACGTGGGGCTCAGCCTGCTTGAGCGACGGGCGCGGTGCGTCGGGGTCGTAGAGCTTGCCCAGGCCGGTCGTCGGGGTGTAGGTGGTCTTGGCCGCCTCGGCGAGCTTGGCGGCGTCGCTGGCCAGCTCGGCGGCCTCGGTGCCGAACTGGCCCGCCAGCTTCTTGGTGCCCTCGTACTCTTTCACCGCGCTGGCCAGGTCCTTGGTCATCTGGTCGCGCTGCTTGCTGGCCACCTTGGTGGCGTAGCTGTCGGGGGCGGTGGCCTCCATGATCTTGGCCTTGGCGATCTGGCCCTTGTGCGCCAGGCGCATCTTCTCCAGCTGGACGGCCATGGCCTCGGGGTCGACGTCGTAGCTGGCGGTGCCCAGCTTGATGCGGGCATCGGTGAACTCACCGTGCCAGTCGTGCGCCTTGATCGCGAAGCTGTCGAAGCCGGGGGGCAGGTCGACGTGGCCCACCTTCAGCTTGTGGTAGCTGGCCAGGCTCTGGGCGATGTGCTGCTTGGCCGCGGGGGTCAGCTCGGCGGTCCAGATGCCGGGGCCCGCGTCCAGCTGCTGCTTGGTGAGCGCCGCCAGGAAGGCGTCGGGGTCGTAGCCCAGCTCACCGGCCACCTCAGCGGCCTCGTGCGCCCACATCGGTACCGGTGGCGGGGATGGGGGCGGCGGTGGCACCGGGGGCGGGGTCGGGGGCTTCAGGGCATCCAGGGCGCCCTTCAGCACGTCGTCCTTGCTCTCGTCGGGCAGGTTCGGCCAGACGGTTTTCAGCGACGCCAGGTCGCCCTCGGGCACGTTGGCCAGCTCATCGAGCTTGCCGATCTGCAGCGCATGCTTGCCCATGTCGTAGGCGACGTCGGAGGGCTCGGGCACGATCGGCTCGGGCTCGGGCAGCCCGATGGGCTTAGATGACAGCAGGTCCAGGAACGCCTTGTCAGCGTCGGTCAGCTGGACGCCGGACTGGGCCTTGGCCAGCACCTGGCTGGCCTGGGCGGGGTTGCGCGCCGGATTGATCGTCGGCGGCGCGGCGTACAGCAGCTGCTCATCGGGCTTGGTCTTGGCCAGCTGGGCAACCGGCATCTGGTCGTCGGTGCTGCCGAAGTCGAGCTTGTCGGGGGCCACGCGCAGCGGCGCGAACGTGCGCGTGCACTGCGGGTGCTCCAGCGGATGGGTCAGCGACCAGGGCACGCTGCAGGTCTTGCCGTTGATCTCGGTGCAGTCGGCGTCGAAGCGGGTGCCGTCGATGATCATGCAGGCGGCGACGCCCTGCTGGTGCATGCGCATCGTCGCGCCGGTGTTGTGCGCCGCCTGACGCTTGGTACGGACAACCATCTGGGCGTAGGCCGACAGCTTCCAGTGGCGACCCGACTTGTCGACGAACGCGGTCAGGCCCTCGCTGGCCAGCTCTTTGGCCAGGCGCCTGCCGATCTGGCTGGCGCGGCCGGTGGCCACCTGGTCGAGCACCTCAGCCTTGGCCATCTTGCGGATGAACGCCTTAGCCGCGTCGCTCATGTGGCTGGTGGCGTTGCCGAGGTCGGCGAAGGTGTCGGCGGCCAGGATCGTCACAGCCTGGCGGTGCATCAGGTTCCACTCGACCGGCATCACGCTGTCGGTGCCGAGCGCGATCTTGGCCACGCCGTTGATGTAGGTGGTCGGCAGCTGGCGCCGAATCCAGTCCAGCGTCTCCTCATCCAGCTGGCTGGCCACCGAGTCGATGAACGCCTCCATCGAGCGCTGCTGGCTGCGCCGGAACTGGCGGTTGATGTTGCGGTTCTGGGTGGCGGTGCCGTCGGGCAGCACCGGCATGGCCGACTCCAGGGCCACGGCGATCTGCTGCTCCGCGCCGCGGTACTGGTCGATCAGGTCCTCGCCGGTGTTGATCAGCTCGGCGGTGGCCACGTCAGATGTCGTTGATGATCGGCGACGTGATGCGCACCGCGGCGCCCGCGGTGTGGCCCTGGCGCCGGTGCGCGAGCAGGCCAGCGCTGGCCAGCACGTCGTGCGCCTTGGCCAGCCAGTCCACGCGCCCGGTCAGCTGGCCGGAACCGTCAAGCGCAGCCGAGCCAGCGAGCTTGACGCGCACGTCGCCCGCGGTCGCCTCGGTGACGTGCACCGTGGCGCCGGGTTGCACCTCGACCTCGCCATCCAGGCGCTCGGCGTCATAGATGGCCGCAGCCAGGTAGGCGATGGCCTTGGCGATCGGCCGCTTCTCGTGCTCGGCGACCAGCGAAGGCGCCACCGTGCGTGGATCGAAGCTGAGCCAGTCATAGCGCAGCTGCTCCTCAGCCTCGGTCAGGTGGTCGTCGGTGACGGCCCTGCCGGTCCAGGCGTACGCCTTGTCGGTCGTCAGCAGCTCGTACAGCGTCACGTAGGCCACGGGCCACCTCTCGGTCCAGCTGGGCACCAGCGCCGCGTCTGCGAGAGCACGGTGCTGGTGCCCGAGCCTATGGCCTACTCAGCTGCGTTGAGCGCCACCGCTGCCTGCTGGCATTGACCACCAGGCTCAAAGGCCGCCACGACCTTGCCATCTGGCGCACCCGTTCCGGTCAATGTCGTGTCGATGAGGTAGAGCTTGCCATCCAGGCCCTGGACGGCCAGCCAGCGGTTCATGCGGCCTCCTTATGCGAAGTTCGTGCCCGACGGATACACCACGCTGAATGCCTCGACGTTGTTGATCACCCAGCCGAACTCAGCCTCAGCGCGCAGGAACACCAGGTTGTCCTGGAAGGCGGACAACGGGGTGTTGTCGGCCTTGAACACGGTGGCCTCGCGGCTGATCTGGTAGCGGATGCCGATGCCACGGCCCCACGCCGCCTGGCGGGTGTCGCCGCCGATGCCCACAGCTGGCTGGCTGGGCGTGTTGACGCCGCCTGGGTCGTAGAGCACGAACGTCGGCGTGAAGGCGTAGGGGCGCCCGATGATGTTGCTGGCCAGCCCGCCCGCGTTGCGGTCGGTGTTGGTCAGGATCGGCCTGCCCTGGGTGTCCACCGCCAGCATCAGCGTGCCCTCGGCGCCCTCATCGAAGATCCAGCCGGTCAACCGGAAGGGCCCGGTGGCCTCGTTGCTCAGGGTGTTGATGATGCCGACCAGGTCCGCGTACACGCCACCGGCCGCAGCCGTCGCCGTGCCCAGCACGATGCGGTTGGTCGTCTGAAACAGGAAGTTGGCGAACGGCGTGCCGGTGCCCGGCGTACCGCCCACGCTGTTGGCGCCCATGATGGCCGCCCAGTCGAAGGCCAGCGCGAACGCCTCGGCGATCTTCGGGCGCAGCATGCCGAACAGGTTGACCCGGTCGGTGCGGGTGAACTCATCGGAAAAGGGGACGATGACGGCCAGCTTCTCGGGGTCCATGGTCTTGAACCCGAGCGTGGCGTCACTGATCGGCTTGCGCCCAGCCTCGTTCACCCAGGCGGCGACCGGCGTGCCGGTCATCACGGGGATGCTCAGGCCCTCGGCAGGCAGCTCCTGCTCGGGGAATACCTGCTGGACGGCGGACATGCGGGCGACATCTTCGAAGATGAAGCCCGCGATTGCTCGTGGTAGGAGCGCGCTGCCGCGCGCCTGCATGGTGACAACGGCTTCGGCCACTGTTGGCCTCCCAGGGGGTCAGCCCTGGCTGGCCAGCGCCTATCCGGCGCCGCGCAGCAGGGCGTTGAACTCCTCCACCGCGTCGGTGTCGCCGCTGCCACCTGTGTGGTCATTGCCACCACGTGACTGGCGCTGCTGCTGCTGCTGGCGTAGCAGGTGCGGCTTGCGCCCGGCCAGGTCGGCGAGGTCCGCCTTGATCGCGTCCTCATCGACCTTGCCGTCATCGTCCACGTACTCGGACAGCTTCTCAGCCAGGTGCACCGCGGCGTCGTCGGCGTCCGCGTAGTTGGCCTTGATGGCCAGCTCCATGGCCGTCGCCCGCGCCAGGCGCCGGTTGCCCTCGGACAGGCCCTCGCGCCTCGCGTCGGCGATGGCGCGGTCCTGCTCGGACATCTGCTTGCGCTTCAGCTCGTCCAGCTCGCCACGCGTCGTGCGCAGCTGCTGGCGGGCCTCATCACGCTCGCGCCTGGCGGCCTTGGCCGCTGCCTGGTCGGGGGTCTCCTGCTGCTGGTCGCCTTGCTTGCCCTGCTTGTCGTCGGCGCCCTGCTGCTGTTGGCCCTCGCCCTGGCCCTGCTTGTCTTGCTGCCCTTCGGTGGTGCCGTCCTGCTGCGATCCCTCGGGCGGCTTCCCGCCTGTCCCCTCGGTGCCCTGGCCCGTCGCGGTGCCCTGGCCCTCGCCATTCGCCATTCAGCGATCCTTCCACGGTGTGCAGCGCTCGCCCGTCGCGGTGCGGGTGGCCATCGCGGTCCACCGTCTGCCGGGGCGCAGCGTAGCACGCCAAGCCAGCTGGCTAGCGGGGAGGTTGCACCAACGGGGCATTGGCATAGGCGGGCACCGGGCCGATCTGGACCCACTCGGGCGGGCCCTCCTCGACCGCGGTGCGGTGGTACTGGTCCTCGAACGCGTACCACGACCACACGCCCAAGTGGCGCTCCAGGCCAGCGATGATGTGGCGCCGGGTCAGGATCAGGCGCTGGTCGATCGTCGCGGGCGCCGCATCGGGGGTCCACAGCCGAGATACGACGGTCGGCACGGGCACCATCACGATGTGGTGGCCATGGCTGTCCAGCTTCTCGTAGGTGACGCCGAGCTGGGCCAGCGCCGGGTGCACGTGACCCGGCATCATCGCCTCGTGGACGATCATCGCCAGTCAGGGTGGCGTCGGCCGCGATAGATGCGCAGCACCTTGTGCATCGAGCCGCGGATGGCCAGCCGGGTGTTGTGGCTGTAGCGCATGATCTGGCCCAGGGGGAAGCCCAGGCAACGCAGCTCCCAGATGACGCGCAGGCGGGGCAGCATCAGCTCGGGGACCGAGCGCGGGTTGCCGCTGCCGGGCGAAGTCTCCTCGACGCCCAACAGGTGGCCGTACACGGTGAGCCAGTAGTCCAGCTGGCGGTAGGTCATGCCGATGGACCTGCACACCTCGGTCGTGCTCACGTGGCCAGGCGGGCAGCGCTCTGGCACGGTTTCGCGGAACCGGGTTCCGCGAAACACTGGACGGGCTGCTCTGGTCGCCAACATAGGCATGGGGGGCCCCTCCTCGGGGTGAAGCTCGCAGATGCCCCTAGCGTACCGCGCTAGCCAGGGGAAATGCCGCAGGCGTGATCCATGCACGGCTGGCCGATGCTGTGCAGCTCGGCGAAGCGCCCGTGGCTCATCACCCACGAGCCGCACGACCGGCATAGCCAGGCGGTCAGGTTGCCGTCACGTGGCATCGCGCGCACGTGGTACAGCGCCTCGCGCCCACACGGGCGGACCGCGCCCTGGGGCAGGTTGGTGCAGGCGGGCAGGTTGGCGATGCCGACGGTGCTACTCACCTGCGCCCTCGGCGGGCGCGGCGGCGAAGGGGTTGCTCATCGGGTTGACGCTGGCCACCGGCGCGGCGTCCTTGATGCGCTGCACCTCCAGGGCCTTGTCCTCCTCGGGCCAGTCGGGGTGCAGACGCTCGACCTTCTCCTCGGGGCTGATCGCGTCGGCGCTGTCGAGGATGGCCACCACGTTGGCCTCCTCCACCTGGTCGGCCACGAAGCCGTCCTGGGGCTCGACGTTGGGCACGGGCAGGTCCTGCGGAATGGCGGGCTCGGTCGGCTTGAGATGGCGACTGCCCAGGAACAGCGCCAGCGGGATGGCCACGCGCAGGGCGTGCACCCAGTAGCCCGCGGCGTCGGCGACGGTCTGGATGGTCAGACTCTGGGCGAGCTTGCGCGCGGTGCCCGACTCGGCGGTGCCCGCCTCCTCGCCGAGCGTCTGCGGCGCGATGCCGCACGCCAGAAAGAAGTCGCGCAGGCGGCCCTGGATGCGTTCGCGCTGCACGTTGTCGTCGTGGAACTCGATCGGCTTGATCGGGGTCTCGGCGCCGACGGTGCCAGCGGCCTCATCGGCCAGCTCCAGCAGATCGGTGGTGCGATCCCAGCCGGGACGGCCCTGGCTGTCGCGGGTCAGGTAGGACTTGGGCAGCGCGATGCGGCGCCTGGCCAGCTCGGCGTCGTGCTGCTCCTGCATGTACAGCCGGTGGATGCCCAGGATCAGGCCCTCGGTGCCGTCGAACAGGCTGATGCCGTGCGCGTCGTCGCTGTCACGGTCGAAGGGCACGTGCACCAGAGTCAGCTGCTCGGTCTCGGTGTCGACCTCCTCCTCGACGTCAGCCCAGCGCGACGGGGTGCCGGATGCGCCGATCGTGTGGCGCTTGCCCAGCTCCTGCTCGGTGCCCTTGAACAGGTAGGAGGTGATGACGCTGGGCTCGTGGTGCTCCAGCAGGCGCCACACGGTGCCTTCATCGGTGGCCAGCGAGCTGAACACGATCGCCTCGACCAGGATGCGGTGGCGGAACGCCGGGATCACGCGGCGGCCGGGCTCGACGGTCAACAGTGGCCAGGGCGATAGCTCCTGATCCCAGACGGGGCGCAGGTAGACCTCGCCCTGGACGGCGCAGGTGCGTGCGCCCTCGCGCAGCGCCAGGTCCACGCCGGTCGCGTCGCGCCACGCCTCCAGTGCGGTGTCGGCGGTGCCCTCGCCCATCGTGATGCGGGCGGCTTCGCCGAACAGGAACGAGGCGATGATGCGGCTGGCCAGCTTGGGGGCGGGGTACAGCGGCCGGGCCTGGTCGTGGTCCAGCATCTCTTTCAGTTCCTCGCGCCACATGGTGGCGACCTCACCGCGGTCGTTGCGCGCGAGCGCCTGCCACCGGCGCTGCTGGCGCAGCCGGTCCTTGTGGCCTGCCGGTGGCCAGCTGGCCGCGCCGCCTCGGGGCGCCGCCTGGACGTCGTCGATCAGGCTCATGGGGTCCCCAGCGCAGGCTCGACGATGATCAGGACGTAGCCCTCCTCGGGGAAGCGCTGCGTGCTGCCGTCGCTGTAGCTGGCCACGAAGTACCCGCGTAGGCGCCTGGGGTCGGCGACGTCGGCCGCCTGCCGGTCGTAGCGCACCGCGGTGGTACCCACAAGCGCGCAGGCGGCGTCATCGAGGATCACCGCGCTGCCGTCCAGGGCCTCGACCGACAGCGCCACCTCGGCGCCTGCCAGCGACAGCCCGGACCCACCGGCCAGCTCGATGGGTGCGGTCGGCCCGGTGATGCCCTGGCCCCAGCGCAGGACGGTGGCCATCGGTTACCACCTCGCTCCGGCGCGCCAATCGCGGCGCTGCCCGCGCCACGCGTCGATGGCGGCAATCAGGACACGCATGATCCGTCGTCGGAACGCGGACTTGATGTCGAGCGTTTCGTCCTGCCAGCCGATCGGCTGCGCAGCGCCCCACGAACCGGGAGATACCTCTCGCTGTGTGACGTCGTATCGATATGTGTCCATCGGCTCAGAACGAGTCGGTGCTGGCGCCCAGCTTCCCCACGAGCGCACCGGCCGCGAAGCTCGGGGTGTCGCCGTTCAGCACCGGCTTTGCGGTGCCGAGCGCGCCCGAGCCCTGGAAGGTGCCCGCCGTGATCGCACTGTAGAGCGCGAAGTGCGTCAGGTTGACACCGGCCAGCCAGTCGGCCGTCGCCTGGGCGAAGTTGACCACGTTGCCGTTGGCCTTGGTCGACGGGGCAGCCGCCGCCGCTGCGGCCCAGTCGGCCGCGGCCGTCGACACCCGCGCGTAGGCGCCGGTCGACGGCTCGGTGACGTTGCCACCGACGTCGGTGGGCGTGGTGCTCGACAGCGCCACGAAGATGTTCGTCGGCGGCGTGTAGGTGCCGTCGTTGAACAGCAGGTCCAGCAGCTGCCGGTGGATGTCACGTGACCAGGCCATGCTCAGCCCTCCTGCTCGGCCTGGGCCAGCTGCTCTGCCTGGACCAGCTGCTCACGCTGCGAGGCCAGCTCGCTGCGGCCGTTGTAGGCGTCGCGTCGGCGGATGGCCAGCTCCTGGCGCCGCTTGCGCAGCTCCAGCTCCTCGCGGTCGAGCGCGTCGGATTCCTCATCGAGCTGGGCAACCGCCTTGTCGGCGCGCTTCAGCTCGGCGTCCAGCTTGGCTCGGGTCACCATGGGCGGTCTCCTATCGCACCGTTGCCGGTGGTGGTGCCTTGACGCGGGCCCTGCCCGGTGCCAGCACGCGGGTCCTGCTCGGTCTCAGGACGCGGCCCACGCCGAGCGCCGTGCCGTGGGCGGCGCCGGTCACCAGCAGCTGGCCATTCAGCTGGCTGGCCGACGCCATACTGCCAGACCACAGCGTCAGCAGGTGCAGCATTGCCGCCAGGTGCGACGCCGAGGCCACCTGGCCGGACAACCGGGCACTGCGCTGCAGCTGGGCGATCAGCAGGGTGGCGCTCGCCAGCTCGGCGTCCAGGGCACGCAGGCGGGCCCAGGTGGCCTCCAGATCGCTGGCCGACGCCAGCAGGCCCTGCAGGGCACGTCGGCGGGTCCAGGTCGCCTCCAGCTCGGTGGCAGATGCCTCGATGGCCGTCAGGCGCCGAGCGACCCGCAGCGAGCCCGTGAGCGCACTCGCGGAATGCAGCTCGCCATCCCAGACGCCGGGGAAGGTGAGCGCAGCGGCCAGGTGCGTAGCGCTGGTCAGCTTGGCGGTCAGGGCGCGGACCCGGCGCAGCGCGAGCGCATCCAGATCGGTGGCGCTGGCCAGCTGCCCAGACAGGCGACGCGCGATGCGCAGGCTGGTCTGCAGGCGGGTCGCGCTCGACACCGCGCCGGTCAGGCG